GGTGCTTCAGCCGCGCAGCTTTCGTTTAGGCGTAGTCAATTAACTAAAAATGCTCTAACATGACCTGATTATGGCTGGAAAACCTCGAAACTACACAATTATTGACGATATTGCCCAAATGACGGCTAATTTGGGTGACATTCAACTTATCCTTGGAGTAAGCAAATCCGAGGTAAAACGTCTTGTTGACGAAAGCATCATCAAGAAAGACCTCCGTGGTACTTATGACCTGCTCCACTCAATTAAGGGTTATATTGGCTATTTGCAGGTCAGGTCAGGTGGAACCAAGGGTGTTTCGGCTGATTACCATGAAGAACGGTCACGTTTGACCAAAGCTCAGGCTGACAAGGCAGAGTTTGAGGCTGCTTTGATGGCTGGCAGGCTTGTTGACGTTGAGCAACTGACTCAGGCATGGGAAGGAATGCTGTCATCGATGAGGGCGAAGTTGCTTGCGATACCGTCAAAGGTAGCTCCGATCATTGCTGATGAGGATGAGCCTGGTATGGTGCAGAACATCATTGATGACTACATGCGCGAGGCGCTGGAGGAATTAGCTTCGTATGGAACTAGCACAAGCAACGAAGATATTGTCGAAGGGGATGGCGGTACTGAGGCCGCCACCGAGGTTGACAGTGAGCCAGTGGGCAGACAGAGAAAGGCGGCTGGACGCGCAGTCAAGCAGTGAGCCTGGCAGATGGCACACATCAAGAGCCGAATACCAGCGTGGCATGATGGATGCACTTAACGACCCGTTAACAAACGAGATCGTTATCATGTGTGCAGCCCAGCTTGGTAAGTCTGAAACGCTGAACAACATCATTGGCTACTACATCGATAACGACCCGTGTCCAATATTGATGCTTCAGCCTACTGTTGACATGGCCTCAGCTTATTCCAAGGATCGTATTGCTGCTGGACTGATTCGCTCTACTCCCTGCCTGCAACATAAGGTCAAAGACCCTAGAGCAAGAGACTCTGGCAACACAACCTTGCATAAGGTCTTCCCCGGAGGTGCTTTGACGCTTGTGGGTGCTAATTCTCCTGCTGGTCTGGCATCGCGGCCAATACGTGTTGTTTTGTGTGACGAGGTAGACCGATACCCGACCTCGGCAGGCACAGAGGGTGATCCAATCCAGTTGGCTCGTAAGAGAACCTCAACCTTCTGGAATCGCAAGATTGTGATGGTTTCTACGCCAACCAACAAAGATGCGTCCAGAATAGAAGACTCCTATAACAAATCAGACAAGAGGCAGTTCTGGGTTCCATGTAAGCACTGCGACAAAAAGCAGTTACTTAGATGGGGAAATGTGAAATGGACTGATAGCGATCCAGATACTGCAATGTATGAATGTGATGACTGCCATGTGTTATGGTCTGAGAATGATCGGCGATGGTCAATTAAGCGTGGTGAATGGATTGCCGAAGCACAGTTCAAGGGTATTGCTGGTTTCTGGATCAATGCTCTCTACAGTCCGTGGACTGCTCTTGCTGACGGTGTCAGAGAATTTCTGGCCGTAAGGAAGTCGCCTGAGCAGCTGCGTGTATGGGTCAATACTTATCTTGGTGAGACATGGGAAGATCAGGGTGAGACCATTGATGACCTTGCCTTGGCCGAAAGGCGGGAAGAGTTTGGTGAGTTCCTGCCTGAAGAGATAATGATGCTGACCTGCGGAGTTGACGTTCAGCAAGACAGACTGGAATTGCAGATTACTGGCTGGGGATCGGATGACGAATCGTGGGTAGTTGAATACCGGACGATGTATGGCGACCCTGCTGACCCTAAGACATGGGATAACTTGTCCTCTGTCCTGTTTCGTGTGTTTGAGACACATGACGGTAGGCAGTTGGGGATCAGGGCAATATGTGTTGACTCAGGCGGTTCTCACACACAGACGGTCTACAAGTACTGCAAGGCTAACAGTGGCCGAAGAGTGTTTGCAATCAAGGGTGTTGGTGGCGAAAGGCCGCTGGTTACTAAGCCAAGCAAGAACAACTCGGTAAAGTGTCCACTGTTTCCTGTCGGTGTTGATAATGCAAAAGACCTGTTGATGGCGCGACTGCGTGTTAACGAGCCTGGACCAGGTTATGTACACTTTAACGACTCGCTTAACGATGAGTACTTTAAGATGCTTACTGCCGAAAAGGTAGTTTTAAAGTACAACAAAGGCTTCGCAAAGCGTACCTACATCAAGATTAGGCCAAGAAACGAAGCATTGGACTGTTTTGTGTACTCAATGGCCGCATATGCGATTCTTAACGTAGATGTCAATTCAATGGCAAAGCGTGTAGAATATGAAAGAAATGAGCCGGATAATGAAGTAAAATCGGCTCCAAATGCGCCTAAAAAGCCCTTTGTGCCTAAAAACAAAGGCTTTCTCAATTCTTGGAGGTAGGCTTAGAGCATGGCAAATCAGTTTGATTCCACAAATGCGCCTATTACTGAGCCTACCCAGATTGTCGCTGGCGACTTTGTACTGTGGTGGCAAAAAGAGCTTGCTCAAGACTATCCAACATCGCTTTACAGCCTGAAATACTACGCCAGAACAACCGAGAACGGTGGTGGTGAGATTGAGATCACTGCTACCGAGACTGGTGGCGAGTACCTGATACAAGTAGCGTCAACGGTCACCGCCGCTTACACGCCGGGTACGTATCAATGGCAAAAAGAGATTATCCGCACATCTGATTCAGCGAGAATAGTTATATCACGAGGCCAGTTTACTGTAACTAACAGTATGGCCGACCCTGGTGAATACAGATCTCACGCAACAATCATGCTTTCCAAGATTGAATCCTTGCTGCAAGGTAAGGCAGATGCAGATGTTGCGTCTTACACTGTTGCTGGCAGATCACTGACCAAGATGAGTTTTACGGAACTGATGGCTGCACGTGATTTATACAAGGCCGAAGTGCGGAAAGAGCAGGCTGCTGCTGGCATCAAAGGCGCATCATCGACCATTAAGGTGAGGTTCACGTAATGGGCATATTTGATTTTCTCTCTGGCAGCAAGCCTAAGAAAGAAAAACGGCATTTTAAGAGAGCTTATGCAGCAGCCAACACCGGCAGGCTGTTTTCAGACTTTGGCGCATCCGAAAGATCAGCTGACAGCGAGATAAAGCCAGTTTTGCGCTTGATGAGATCCAGATCAAGGGATTTGGCGCGAAATAACGAGTATGTTAAGGGTTATCTGGACATTCTTAAGACCAATGTTGTTGGTGACAAGGGCTTTTCCCTGCAAGTGAAGGCGCTTGATAGCAGGGGAATGCTGGATCAGAGCGGAAACCAGTTGATTGAGACTGCATGGTACGACTGGTGCAGGATGGGTAATTGCACAGTTGACGGTGGCAGAAGCTTTATTGACCTGCAAAAGCTTGTCATAAGCTCAGTTGCCCGTGATGGCGAATGCATACTGATTAAGCACCGAGGGAAGACATTCAAGCACACTGTGTCATTTCAGGTGCTGGAATCTGATCAACTGGATCTGGAGAAGTCAGAACGACTACCTGACGGCAATGAAGTACGAATGGGCGTTGAGCTTGATAAGTACAAAAAGCCTGTTGCCTACTATTTCCTGAATTACCATCCTGGCGATTATGACTTTACCAGCCAATCCGTGTCTAAAAAGCACACAAGAGTGCTGGCAGAGAATGTTATTCACATCTATGACCCGTTAAGAGCAGGTCAGACAAGAGGCGAGCCGTGGATTTGTAGTGCAATTCCTGCATTGAAGCAATTGTCTGCTTACCGAGAGGCCGCAGTTATAAATGCAAGGATTGGCGCGTCTAAGATGGGCTTTTTCACATCACCGGCTGGCGATGGCTATGCTCCTGACGATATGGACGAAAATAATGTACCGTCAATGGAAGTTGAACCCGGTTTATTCCAGCAATTGCCTAAAGGAATGGAGTTCAGCGCCTTTGATCCGACATATCCCAATAATGAATTTGACGGGTTCCACAAGTCGGTACTGAAGGGTATTGCGACAGGACTTGGTGTTAGTTACGTTACTTTGAGTAACGATCTAGAATCAACGTCATACAGCTCTATACGACAAGGCACACTGGTAGAGAGAGACAGTTTCAGATCAATGCAGCAGTTTATGATTGATCACTTTGTTATGCGGGTCTACCAGATTTGGCTTGGCTCGGCGATGGAGATGGGTGATATAAACCTGCCACTGCGAACTTATGACAAGTTCTATGATGCATCATCGTTCAGAGGCAGAGGTTGGAGTTGGGTTGACCCGCTAAAAGAGATGAATGCGGCAGTAAAAGGCTTGCAGCATGGCATTTTGTCTATACAAGGCGTTGCTGCACAATATGGCATGGATGCTGAAGAACTGATGGCAGAAATCCAGAGAGACAACGCCTTGGCTGACCAATTTGGCGTAAAGTATGCGTTTCAGCCTTTTGGTGCTAAAATGATGCCAGTTGAGGCCGAAATCACAGGCGATGACAGCGATGCCTAAGTATAAGGGCGTGGAAATTGACACTAAGCCAAACGATAGCATGGTGTCTAATGCCAGACGCGGTCTTGAATGGCGCGAGGAATTTGGCCGTGGCGGTACTGAGGTAGGTGTTGCTCGGGCAAGAGACATTATAAACAGGGTTAATCTTAGCTTTGACACTGTTAAGCGTATGAGAAGCTACTTCGCGAGGCATGAGGTCGATAAACAGGCCGAAGGCTTTAGCAGCGGAGAAGAAGGTTTTCCCAGTGCTGGCAGGATTGCCTGGGAGCTTTGGGGTGGCGATTCTGGCAAGTCATTTGCTGATAGAATAGTCGAGCGTCTAAATTCAATTGATGAGCGAAGTGCGCCAGAATTGCAGACAGGACTAGAGGAAAAAGCTATGGAAACAAACGAAAGTTCAGAGCCAAGCGAACCTATTGGTATCGATGCGATAGAGTCAGATGAAGTAGATATCAGCAATGATAGAGAAGCCTCTGTTGATGTATCTCATCGCGCAATGAAATTGGAAGCCAAGACGATTGACGAAGAAACGCGCAGGGTTCGCATTGCGATTAGCTCTGAGGAGCCGGTTCCAAGGTCGTTCGGCATGGAAGTATTAGAACACTCACAAGAGGCGATTAACTTATCCTTTTTGGGTAGTGGTCGAGCGCCACTGCTTCTGGATCATGATCCTGAAAAGCAGATTGGTGTTATAGAATCAGTTGAACTTGATAGCTCGGCGCGAAGACTACGCGCAACTGTACGCTTTGGAAAAGGCGCACTTGCTAGAGAGGCATTTGATGATGTTATGGACGGAATCCGCACGAATATTTCGGTCGGGTACGCCATTACTAAACTTGAGCGAAAGGACAAAGACACTTATGTGGCTAGGTCTTGGATGCCAATGGAAGCCAGCTTAGTTTCTATACCCGCAGATGTGACAGTCGGCGTGGGGAGATCAAGCGACACTTCAACAAATCAACCTGTTGTAACATTCGTAAAGGAGGACACTAAAATGTCCGAAGTTGATATTGATGCAGTACGCGCTGAATCTGCCCAAAACGCGCAACGCAATGCCTCACAGATTCTTGCTTTAGGCAAGCGTCACAACATGCTGGACGCTGCTGAATCAGCCATTGCTTCTGGCAAGGGTCTGGACGAGTTCCGTGGCATTGTTCTGGACAAGATTGGTTCTGGTCGCGCACTGGAAGATCAGTCCATTGGCATGGAAAAGAAAGAGGTTAAGCGTTACAGCTTGCTTCGCGCCATCAATGCTCTGGCAAACCCAACTGACGTTCGCGCTCAGAAGGCTGCTGAGTTTGAGTTCGCATGCTCACGCGCTGCTGCTGCACAGTACGGCACTACAGCACAGGGTCTGATGATTCCTGTTGATGTACTGCGTAACTGGGATCTGGCAAAGCGTACACTGAACAGCTCTGATGATTCATCTCTGTTCACTGACGATTTCCGTGGCGGCGATTTCATTGATGTGCTGCGTAATGCTTCATCTGTCATGCAGGCTGGCGCACGTATGCTGTCAGGCTTGTCTGGCGATGTGAAGATTCCTAAGAAGCTGACTGCTGCTGCGGCATCATGGATCAGCACTGAAGGTGGCGACACAAGCTCATCTGAAATGACTGTTGGCAGCGTGTCAATGGTTCCGCGCACTCTGGGTGCATTCACAGACGCTACCCGTCAATTGCTGATCCAGTCCTCACTGGACGTTGAAGCACTGATGCGTGACGATCTGGCAACAGCACTGGCTTTGGCAATCGACAAAGCTGCGCTGGAAGGCAGCGGTTCAAGCGGTCAGCCAACAGGCATTCTGCTCACCTCCGGTGTTAACAAGCCTACAGCCTTTGCCGCTGCAATCCCAACCTTTGCTGAAGTAGTTGCAATGGAAACTGCCGTTGCTACTGACAACGCTCTGATGGGCAATCTGGCTTACATTCTGCCTGCTGCAATGTACGGCGGTTTGAAGACCAAAGAGAAGGCCACCAACACTGCTCAGTTTGTTGTTGAGCCAGGCGGCACTATCAACGGTTACCGTGGTATCGTTTCCAATCAGGCAACTGATGGCAACCTGTACTTCGGCAACTTCGCTGATCTGTTGGTCGGTTTCTTCGGCGGTCTGGACATTACGGTTGACCCGTACACCAACAGCCGTTCAGGAACCGTCCGTATCGTTGCCCTGCAAAGCTGTGACGTAGCAGTTCGTCACGCTGTAAGCTTTGCCTACAACAACGACACTGTGTAATGCTGACAAGTAAGGGGTTTGGCTTAGGCCAAGCCCCCACTTCAGCAGATGGCGAATTGGCTCGTTATGAAGTGATGCGGGGCATTGTTCTTAATGGTGCTAAAAAGCCTGGCGACATAGTCGAGCTAAATCCAAGGTCGCAGTCCACTATTGAACTGAATGCTCTTGGTAAGATCAAAAGACTGGCTGACGATGAACAAATTCCATTAGTGGAATCAAACAGAGCAGTTGGTATAGAAAACGGTGTTGAAATGCCACAGAAGCGTGGCAGGAAACCTAAGAATGGTTGAGACCGACATTGAGCGCACGATATTCCTGAATGACTTTGGGGTCTGCGCTCAATTGCGCCGGAATGGTAAGGGGCGCAAAACAATAAAAGGAATATTTGATTCCGAGTACATTGATATTGAGATTGGTGGAACTGTTGGCTTTCAAAGTAATAGCCCAAGATTTGTATGCAAGACAAGCGATTTGGTTGATGCTCAAGATGCAGACTCGTTAACATTGGACGGTGATTTGTACCTAATACGCGTAATACAACCAGATGGCACTGGAATGACTGAAATACAGCTGGAGAAGCAGTAATGCCCCATGTGCGTCAGTCAATCAGAGATAACATTGTAAGCACGTTGACTGGCCTTGCTACTACGCAAACCAGAGTGTTTAGATCTAGACTTTACCCAATGGACAGCAGCAAGTTGCCTGGTCTGTGCATCTACACAAAATCAGAATCATCTGAATTTGCGACAATGGGATCAAACAGAACTGTATCGCGCAGAATGCGTGTTGCGGTTGAGATATACGTCTCAGGGCTTACTAATTACGACAACTCTCTTGATGGCATTGCTGCACAGATAGAGATTGCGCTGATGACAGACAGAACCAGAGCAGGTCTTGCAAAAGACACAATGATTGTCGGCTTTGATGCTGATTACTCTGGTGATGGAGAAAAGCCCGTAGCTACTGGCACAGTAGAAATTGAGGTGCTTTACCACACTAAGGAGGCGACACCAGAGGTGGCTGTATGAAACGAGTGACTCTTGAATCACCAACTGGTGATAAAATAAACGTGACACCTGATCAGGTTGATTACCTTGTAAGTCGTGGTTATAAGACTGAAGGTGAAAAGCCTCTTAAATCGAAAGTTAAAGCACCAAAGGAGGTGATTGAAGATGGCAACATATAGCGGAAACGAAGGGGTTATTAAGATTGGCGCATCTGGCTTAATGGCCGAAGTTAAGTCATTTTCAGTTGAGCAGACATCAGACACTATTGAAGACACAGTCATGGGTGACGCTTGGCGAACACACAAACCAAGCCTGAAGTCATGGACTGGTTCAGCAGATGTGTTGTTTGACGATACTAATACTACAGGTCAGGGAGCGTGTGTTCTTGGGACTGAGATTACAGTATCTTTCCAAATTGAAGGTAATACGGCTGGCGATCACAAGCTTTCTGGCAGTGCTATTATTACTGCGAAGCCTCTAAGCACATCATTTGATGGCTTGGTTGAACTTAGCATAACTTTCCAAGGTACTGGCCCATTGACTGAAGGAGTTGTTGCGTGAAGTTGATTGAATCAGCAATTCAGCACTTCAGCAATAAAGCAATACGTTCCATTCAAATAGCTGAGTGGGACGTAACGCTTTATGCAAAGAATATGACACTTGAAGACAAGGCTAAGATGTACTCGCGTTCCAATGGAAACGGTACAGATTACCTGATTTACGCGGTTATATTTGGGTTGCAGGATAAGGACGGTGAGCCGCCCTTTACGCTTGAAGACAAGTCATCGCTTAAGTCTAAAGTTGATCCTGAGATTGTTAGCAAACTTGCAAACTTTGTGCTTGCAACAGAAGCTAAGACCGAGGAAGACCGCGAAAAAAACTGATAGATGCTCAAGGGAAGCACACTGAGTTATACTTGATGTACGAGTTAGCTCATACCCTTGGGCAACCCTTATCGGTCGTGCTTGAGATGACCGTTGATGAATTCTATCACTGGTTCACATTCCTGCGCTTAAAGTTTGACAAAGGGAAGCAGCATGGCCGAAAACACCACGATTCTAAACATAACGGCAAAGGATCAAACAAAAGTCGCGTTTGATTCTGTTCAGTCCAATATTGATAGAATGAACCGCAATGGTGTTCGTGCTAACACCAATCTTGATCGTTCTGCCAGACAATCTCGTGCGGGTCTGGCGCAATTCTCATATCAGATTCAGGACATCTCTGTTCAGCTGCAAGGCGGTCAGAGTCCGTTCATTGTTCTTGCTCAACAAGGATCGCAAATTGCTTCAATATTCGGGGCAGGCGGTGCTGTGTTTGGTGCTATTGTTGCTGTCGGTGCTGGCATAGCAACAGCGTTGTTGCCTTCATTGTTTGACTCAACAACAGCTCTTGAAAAGATTAAGGAAGCTGGTGAAGACGTAGACAAAACCTTCAAGGCGTTAGATTCTGGAATCATAGGATTAAGTGACTCGTTCCTGAAAATGGCTGAAGCATCTGGTGTTGCTGCCACCATTGAGCTAAGAAGACAGCGCAGGGAATTGCTTGCAGCAATGGCTACAACTCAATCCGAAATGATTGAACAGGCTAAGTCTTTCAATGCCGTTCTAGAAAGAGCCATGCCGCAAACAGGGTTGATGTTTGAAATTATTAATGCGAATTCTGCTGGAGCTTTGGCAGCAGTAGCAAAACAATACCAAACTTTATACGGCATTACAGAAGAAAATATCCGAAGTTTGCAAGAATTAAGTTCTGCGGCAATGAGCGGCAACGTCTCAGACATTGAGGCTTTCGTTACTGCCTTATCAGAAATACAAAATCAACCTGGTGTCACTGCTGAGTTTAATGAATTAGCTGAATCTCTGTCTGCGTTAATGATTGCAACCATGAACGGCACTGAGCAAGTAGGTCAACTTGAAGCCGCAATTGCTGACATTGATGGATTCATAAATAAAAGCACAGAATCAAACGATGAAAATGCTGACTCATTAGAAAACATGATTTCAAAATTGCAGTATCAGGCTCTGACATTTGACATGTCTGCGTCTCAGATTGCTGTTTATGATGGAATTCTTGCAAACGCTAATATTACACAACTCACAACTATTCAGCAGTTGGCTCAAGAAATTGAGGCGCGTCAACAAAATTCGGAATCAATAAAAGCTCAAGCTGCTGCGGAAGAAAATTTAAGAAAGGAGCGAGAATCAGCAGATGAGGCTGCTCGTAGAAAAGACGAAAGAGCCACAGAAAATATGCTACGCAAGGAAGAGCGGGCAGTAGAGGATTCTTACCGAAGGCAGCAAGAAGCAATACAGACTATTCAAAAAGAACAGACGCAAGCAATGTCAGAGCCTGACAGAATTGCTGCTGAGTTTGATGAGCGTATAAGGATTACTTATGAGGCTCTTCAAGAGCTTGGCTGGCTTGAGACAGAACACGCCAATTTACTCATACGACTTAATCAAGAGAAGGCTGCTGCTGTTGCACAATCTTTGTATGACGAAGAGCAGGCCAGAAGAGAAACTGTACAATCACAAATATCTTTGATGAGCAGCATGGCCTCTAGCATTGCTAATTCATTGGAGGAAGGCACTGCCGTACAGAAAGCGGCTTATCTTGTTTCTCAGGGACTAGCATTTGCTGATGCGATTATTAGTGCAGAACTGGCCTCTGCAAAAGCCCTTGCGCTGTTTCCCCAAAACCCTGCTTATGCAGGCATGATAAAAGCAATGGGATATGCAAGTGCCGGTGTAATTGCAGGCCAAACAATAGCATCGTTTGAAGGCGGTGGATTTACTGGATTTGGCGCAAGGGCTGGCGGCATTGATGGCAGAGGCGGTATGCCTGCAATCGTTCACCCAAATGAGACGATTATTGATCATACGATGGGTGGTGGCGCTGTTAACGTCAATATTACCATTCAGGCCAATGACACCAGAGGCTTTGACGAGTTGCTTAACAAGCGCAGAGGCATGATTGCCAGCATGGTTCAGTCATCTCTGAATAACATGGGTAGATCGATATGAGCGGTACATTTCCATCAGATCCAGGCTTTACTGCTGTTAACTTCAGGTCAACTAATTACAACCTGAGCAGCACATCATTGTCTGGCAGGATGCAGGTTAGATCAATTGGCAGTCAGCGTTGGGAGTTTAGTGCATCGTTCCCGCCAATGAGCAGAACTGAGTACAGCCCAATAAATGCATTTCTTATCAAGCAGCGGGGAATGCTAGAGTCGTTCCAGATCGTACTGCCTACCGTTTCGCAGAAGTCTGGCAATGCTACTGGATCGCTGACGGTCAATGGTGCTGTCAGTGCTGGCGCAACATCGTTTACTGTGGCTGGCTTAACAGGCACTTTAAAGACTGGTGACATGATTAAGTTTGCCAGTCATACAAAGGTATACATGATCATGGCAGATCGCACAGGCGCAGGCTCAGTGACCTTTGAGCCAGCCTTGCAGGTTGCCATCTCAAATGGCTCGGAAGTGACCTATGACAATGTGCAATTTACCGTTCGTTTGAATAACGATGTTCAAGAGTTTGCATACTCTACTGACAATACTGTTGCCTATGAAATAGATATGATTGAGGTGATTTAATGGCAAGGGGAATTAATGCCTCAACAATATCTGCCTTGCAGACCGACTCTTTCAGCATGTGTCACCTGGTGCAGTTAGACTTTTCGACTGTTATTCGGATTACTGATTGGAATCGGGATATTTCCGCACTAAGCACAACATTCCAAACCTCTGGTCATCTCCTTGAAATAGGGCAAAGTGCAGAAACATCTGAGCCGCGAACGAATTCAATTGATTTGTCACTCTCTGGCGTTTCCCAAGAATACATTTCCATATTCTTAAGCAGCAACTACATGGATGTCAGAGCGAGAATCTACGTTGCGGTACTTGCTGAAAATGATACGGTTGTTGGTGCGCCATTTTTGATATTTGATGGCAGGATATCCAATTTTGGGATTGATGATTCTGAGCAGGACAGTGTTCTGTCTGTAGAGATCTCAAGCCACTGGAAAGACTTTGAGCTTCGCAAAGGCCGCAGAACCAATCGTAACAGCCAGCAATATTATTTCCCTGCTGACGAGGGCATGGACTTTGCTGGCGCTGTTGTACAGGATCTCAAGTGGGGGCGTGAATAATGGGATTTTGGACGATAGCAGCAATAGCAGCGTCAATTATATCTGGTGGCGCATCATATGTTCAGGCCAAGAAAGCCGCCAAGATAGCAAAACGAGCAGCAAAGCAGGGTCAAGGTCTTCTGATAAACTCAGATGGCACTAATAACTTTATCCCAGTCATTTACGGTACGCGCAGGATTGCTGGTACTAGGGTTTTTGTTGCGACAGGCGATGATCCGGTTGGAGAGTTTAACGGAATACTGTACCTAGTTTATGTCTTGTGTGAAGGCGAAGTTGACGCGATCACTGACATTTTGATTGATGATTTGCCTACCTCTGATGCACGGTTTGCTTATAGCAACTCAGTATTAATAAACACATTCCTTGGCACGGATGTTCAGACGGCAGACGCAGACTTTATTGCGGCAGACATAGGCTGGACATCTGAGCATAGGCTTAAAGGTCTTGCGTACATTACTGTTAGGCTGAAATGGAACAGCAACGCATTCAGTTCTATTCCAAACATCACTGCATTAGTCAGAGGTAAAAAGGTCTACGACACCCGCACTGCGAACACTTCCTATTCCACTAACCCTGCCTTGTGCATCAGGGATTATTTAACTAACAACAGATACGGAAAGGGTCTTGCTGCTGGAAGCATCGATGATTCATCAATATCTGCTGCTGCTACATTTTACGATAATACCGTGACATTCTGGGTAAGCGGGACGGTAGGAAAGCTGTTTGAGTTCAATGCGGTAATCGATACTGAACAGAAGATAATCGACAACCTAAAAGACATGCTGTTTTGTTGCAGAGGTTTTCTGCCATACACCAATGGTGTGTACCAGCTAATACCAGACAAAAGTGCATCAAGTGTTTTTGCATTTACAACCAGTAATATTGTTTCTGGCATATCCATCCGTGGCGAGTCAAAAGAAGATAAGTACAACAAAGTTATTCTTACTTTCACTGACCCAAATAATAACTTCCAAGAAAATACTGCAATATTCCCTGATGCTAGTGATACATCGTATTTGGTCGCTGACAATAACGTAGAGTTAGTAGGCGATTTTGAACTGCCTTGCATCACTAACTATTATGCTGCGCGTGATTTGGCAAGGGTTTTCCTACTTAGGTCTCGTAATGCGCTTAGATGTGCATTTAACGCTAATAGCGATGCGCTTAACTTAAGTGTTGGAGATGTTGTAACTGTAACTCATCCAACGCCAGGCTTCAGTGCAAAGCCATTTCAGGTTGAAGAGCTGACTATAAACTACGATGGCACATGTCGGGTTTCCCTGCTTGAGTACGACAGCTCTATTTACACTTATGACCCAGCATCTGAGCAATTGTCTTATCCAGATACAGATCTGCCAAACCCATATTCTGTCGCTGTTCCGACAAGCTTTGTTGTTACCGAAACAACTTACCTGTCGTCTGATGGGACTCTAGTTCCAGAGATCAAAATAACCTGGACAGCATCAGCAGATGCATTTGTTGACTATTATGAGTTTGAGTTTAAG